CTGTAGAAGAAGAGAAGGATTGGGCAAATTATCTTTTCTCTCAAGGAACTATGATTGGACTGAATGAAAGACTCTTGAGTCAGTACATAGAATGGATTGCTAACAGACGCATGAAGTCTGTAGGCATTGCTCCCATCTATGATATCCCTGCTAGGAATAACCCATTACCATGGACCGAACACTGGTTAAATAGTAAAGGGCAACAAAACGCTCCTCAGGAAACTGAGATCGAATCCTATGTAGTCGGAGGTATTAAACAAGATGTCCAAGAGAATACTTTTGCAGAATTTGAGCTATGACCTCTTCACCAAGGTCTTGCACCGATGGTTTAAAAGATTACATGAGGTATCAGAAAAAATGGAACCGCAAGAAGTGGTCTCCAGAGTCGAAGGTGACTGGCTGTGCCAAGACCCCCGAAGCTGGTATAAAGGAGCACTTATCTTTCCTACGTTCTCTGAAGGAGGATTTGAGGAAACCAGGAACAGTGTTACGCAAGCGAGACAGGATCAAGAAAAATGTTGAGCAGTAAGTACCGTCTAGAACTCACAGATATTTGTTGTCGCATGGTGACTACAGATGGTGTAGAGGTTACTCTAGAAGAAAGAATATGGATGAATAAGTTGTGCGAACACAACATACATGCGAGGAACCTAAGGGATTCTTTGCTTTGTCCATACAAGATAGGCTAAAATTTGTAACGACCTTGCTAAATAGTATTAGCGTATGGTAACATACACATATCGTTCATCCCAGTAGTGGGACGCAAGTAAGCCGACTCGGAACGGAGTTCGTTCATCTCAATGATTTCTTTTTTAATTGCTACTTCTTTAACATGTACTGAGGCACATACACTTGTCGATAAGATGAGATCGTATAAGGTCGAAGACCAAACGAAAGCAGAAATGATTTCGATAGTTAAAGAAGAGACTGATGGTTGTTGGGACGCAAAAGCCGACTGAAGGAACGGGGTCTAATCCACCTCACAATTCAGGAGAAAAACCATGGCTGTAGTAACATACAGAGGTGTCAAGTATGACACCAACGCTCCCAAGCAGGAGCACAAGGACTGGGCAGAGAATGTCCAGAAGACAGAGCACACCTATAGGGGTGTTGCCTACAAGCCAACGGCGGCATAAGATTTAGAGGGTGTGTTGACACCCTCTTTTTTTATGCTAAACTGGATGCAGTAAAACTAAATACTGTAGTCCACCTTTTACCAATGAAAATATTCCTAGACAGTAGTAACGTAGAAGAGATCACTGCTGCCGTGGAGACGGGGTTAGTTGATGGTGTTACTACCAACCCATCCTTAATGCTTCAGGCAGGACAAGATCCTAATGAAGTACTGAAACAAATTACTGGACTGTTCTCATGGGATGCCTCAGTATCTGCTGAAGTCAGTGGAGAAGTAGCAGAGAACATGCTAGACATGGCAGAGGAATACCTCAGCATCCATCCAAGTATTACAATCAAAGTCCCATGTAATGTAGAGGGACTCAAAGCATGTAGAGACTTAGCAAACGATGAGATACCTGTTAACGTTACCTTAGTATTCTCTACAGCACAAGCAATTCTTGCTGCTAAAGCAGGTGCTGCATACGTATCACCATTCGTGGGTAGGGTCAATGATAATTCCTTTAGTGGGGTTGAGTTGATCGAACACATCAGTAGAACTTATAAGAAACATAATGTTAAGACAGAGATCCTTGCAGCGAGCCTCAGGGACGTGTTTGATGTGTCAAAATGTTACGAAGTGGGTGCAGATGTGGTAACCATGCCCCCAAAGATCTTCTGGGGGATGTATAATCATATTCTAACCGAGAAAGGGTTAGCCAAATTTAACGAGGACTGGAGGAAAGTCTTAGACCTATGAAGTGTGAAGTACAACTCTATGTCGCAGGAACAATCATCCGAGAGGAGGTTCAGTGTCGTAACTACGACCATGCTAGAGAGATTGCTTTAGCAAGGAACCCTGGATGTAAAATCATCAGTGTCACCGCCGTATTCACATGACTCAAGCACTAATAATCTTCATGTCCTTCTTGGACTTCATCTTTTATCCAACGATAATAGGTGCAATTGTTGCAGTTATTGCCGAACAGGTAATAAGAAGAGCATCACAGTCAGAGCAAGCAATTTATATTTCTATGGGGTTTAGAAAGTTTCTTTGGAGACAAGCCTTTATAGTTAATATACTATGGTTCTTAGGGTATGCTGTACTCATGTTTACAGTGGGTAGACAAGCACCACAACAGATGCCTGACATGATTTGGGAAGGGTAGATGTGGGTAGAGGAAGAACTTCATGTAGAAGAATACTTCTGCCCATTTGAGACTGAGATAAACCCACGTTTGTATGATCTTATCGTTAAGGCACCTCAGAATACTGAACCTCCTGATAATATCAATGCAAAGATGACAGACTGGCACATAGAATGTGATCAGTTAGTTGATTGGGTAGCAGAATGTATCTACAAAGACTTCTCTGTACCACCTGACACTTTAAAGTGTTCGGAGGTATGGGGAGTTTTATATAATGAGGGTGACTTTACTACACCTCATGAACATTCACCTAGTCTATTTTCATTTGCTTACTATGTAAATGCACCCTTTGGTTCTGCTCCATTAGTATTCTTTACTTCTAATCACAAAATATATCCTGAACCAGGTATGTTAGTGGTCTTTGAGAGTAGACTCAAGCACGGTGTACCACCTAATCATTGTAGGAATAGGTGTATGGTATCAGGTAACTTTATACATGCAGGAGACAGTGGAACTTATGGATTATAAAACTTCAGGTGTTGATATAGATGCTGCTAATGCATTTGCAAAGTCTATACCTATTGCTAGTCATGGATTTGGTGGAACGTTCCCAGTGCCTACTGGGTATGAGAAACCTGTCTTAGTATCTGGTGCTGATGGTGTCGGAACTAAGATGAATATATGCAGAGTTGCTAATGATTATACTACTATTGGTATAGATCTAGTTGCTATGTGTGTCAACGATGTGATCACTAGTGGTGCTAAACCATTATACTTTTTGGACTATGTTTCCACTAAGAAGATAGATGATAATGTTGCTGACATTATGGTCGGTGTTCTTAAGGGATGTGAGATAGCAGGGATAGATCTCCTAGGTGGAGAGACAGCAGAGCATTTCAGACAGAGTGACTATGATCTCGCAGGATTTTGCACAGGTATAGTAGAACAGGCCGAACTTATAGATGGAAGACTTATAAAACCAGGTGATAAGATCATTGGACTGGCCAGTAGTGGAGTTCATAGTAATGGATATACTATTGTTAATGATGGTCTGTGGAGACATCATCTAGTATATAAAGACCAACCAGAACTCCTTACTCCAACTACAATCTATGCTCCTTTAGTTGCTGATCTATTGGAGGAGTATCCTATCGTAGGTATGGCACACATCACAGGTGGTGGACTGGTTGAGAATGTTCCACGTATATTACCTGAAGGATTAAAAGCAGAGATTGATTACGATTCTTGGGAGAGACCAGAGATCTTTAATATCATACAAAATAATTGTGATGTGGCAGAGGAAGAGATGAGGAGAGTATTTAATCTTGGCATAGGGTATTGCCTTATTGTGCCTCCTGATGTTACTATAGATATAGGTAAGGTTATAGGGGAGGTGAAGATGTGAGTAAGAAACCAGTACCAGGATCTTACATAGACACTCAGGGGATGGGTGCTCCTGCTGATCCAAATTATAAAGGACCAAAAGAACCAGTAGAATATAAACCTGCTGTTGTTACCCCAAGAAGACTGTTCACTCCTACCTATGCTAAGGAGATGAAGATCCTCATTCATGAGGTGCTAGACGAGAGAGAAGGGAAGTTTGATTATACTTCTTATTTTGACACTGAATACTTTAAGCACACAGTAATCGAAGAGGAACCACCTTATGACAAGACGAATAGATCCAAGTGAATACATGCAGAAGGGTTGGGACAGTGCACCTGGTACTGTACATCCATATGTAAGAGGTTCCCTTCATAATAAAGTAGGGATGTGGATCATGTGGACATACTATGTTCTTTTTACTGGTATGGTCATTAGATTAATCATTGTACTAAACCGATGAGAATAGGAGTGATGTGTTCTGGAAATGGCACTAACTTCGAGAACATAGTAAGAACCTGCAATAAACATGAAGTTGTGTTGATGATACACAACAAGAAAGAGTGTGGTGCCATCAAGAGAGCAAACAAATTAGGTATACCTCACTGTAGGATTTCTGCTAAGGATGAGGATCAAATGATCCTGTTGTTTCAGGCATGGAGAGTTGATCTCATAGTATTAGCAGGATATATGAGGGTGTTATCAAATGATTTCATCAAAGCATTTCCTGATAAGATAATTAATGTACATCCATCCTTACTACCTAAGTACAAAGGAATGCATGCTATAGAACAAGCCCTAGATAGTGGTGACACGAAGACAGGATGCACTGTTCACTATGTGAATGAAGAGTTAGATGGTGGTAAGATCATAGACCAGTCAGTCGTGATGATTTGTCCCGATGATGATGTAAAGACTCTAACTCACCGAGTACAACAGGCAGAGCATCGATTGCTTCCATTAGTAATCAATTCATTATGAAACCGCAGAGTGCTAAGGGGAAAGGCCGAAGATTCCAACAGTGGGTACGTGACATGCTCATAGAGCATAGAGATGTACACCCAGAAGATATAGAGTCACGTAGCATGGGTGCTGGTGGTGAAGATCTTATCATGGCACGGGATGCTAGACAAAAGTTCCCGTTCAGTATAGAATGTAAGAATGTAGAGAAATTAAATGTATATGAGGCATATGCACAAGCATGTGCCAATGCAAAGGGTCATGAACCTATCTTGTTCATGAAGAAGAACCATAAGAAACCCCTTGTGGTTGTTGATGCCGAATGGTTTATTAAGAATGTTCACAGTACCGATTGAGTCTTTCAGTGTACCTAACTGGGACCACTGGAAACCAGAAATATTATCTAATCTAACTACTGGTAGCACACTAGCAGAGATAAACTCCAGTGGCTACGGTAAGTTTGATGACATGGAGTCAGATTATTTTGACAATAATAATAGTCAAACCCTCCCAAGGTACTATGATATAGTTACAGAGGCATTACAACCCGTCCTAGATGAGTTTGAGGAGTCTTATCCGAGTGATATAAAGATCACTAGTATGTGGTATCAGAAAACATTTTCTGGTCAGATGCATGGAGTACATAATCATGGTGCTTTAGGTGTGTCTGCTGCCTTCTATGTTGAGTTTGATCCACTCATACATAAACCTACTACCTTCTATGCACCCTTCCATAACTTTTTTAATGGAGATATGGTATCATATACTCCAGAGGTGAAGGAAGGTGACGTAGTATTCTTTCCGAGTTACTTACTACATCAACAGGATCCAAACAAGAGTCCTGTTATTAGGACGGTAGTTTCTTTTAACATTGCAGGTTATACTCCAGTACATCATGAATTACAGAGATAGATATGTCACCGTCGAACTTGAGGATGATGAGTTCGTAAGGATACTTAAAGAGATAGGAGAACCTAAGTATGAACCAACAGAAATCGAGGACGTACGTCACTCTTCTGTTGCTTTTATTCAGTCACAAATGCTTAAGGATGTTGTCCAAAGTTATTGTCAGCGTGTTAACGAAGCTGCTAAGTGGCATTTCGAACTAGACTTTCTCGAGCCTCTACAAATTACGAAGTATGAAGAGGGAGATAGATATGATTGGCACCAAGACGAGTCAGAGTGGTGTAGAAATAAAAGAAAGGAGGAACGAATCAGAAAAGTTTCGTTCGTACTCCTTCTGAACGATGACTTCGAAGGTGGAGAGTTTATATTAATCAATCAAGAGATACCATTAAAAGCAGGAACAATGATATTCTTTCACTCCGATGACTACCATCAGGTTAATGCAATTACTAAAGGAGAACGTAATAGTTTAGTAGGATGGATACAGGGACCACCATGGAGATAGATCAAGCTATACTCTATGATGGCATGGTTGCTAAACCTCGTACTGATTTCTTGTACACAGAATTCATAGACGAGAAGGTAACTGATGCATTGGTAGATTTTTATCACACTCAAGACATCTTTGAGGGTGGTGAAGGGCAGACTATTGATGACAATGGTGGTGGCATGGTTGATACAACCATCAAAGACTCTATGGATTATCCTATCTTTGTAGGTATCAATGACCGTAGAGTCAGAGACTTCACTGATGAAGTCAATCGTGTCTGTCATAACTATGCTGAGAGATTTCCACTGTGCACTAAGACAAACATGTGGAAGATGGAAGAGTTCTTTAACCTTCAGTACTATAAACCTGGAGGTGGGTATCATCTATGGCATTGTGAAAGACAATCATCAAGCAGATCCAACACGTACAGACATCTGGTTTGGATGGTATACTTAAACGATGTTCCTAATGGAGGTACAGAGTTCTTTCATCAGCAACAATACATAGAGGCAGAGAAGGCAAAGTGTGCAATCTGGCCATCAGATTGGACATGGCACCACAAAGGACGCAAGTCTGAGACTCACGAAAAGATCATAGCAACAGGATGGTATCATTTCATATGAAAAAGATACTGAAATGGATTAAAAAATGGTTAGACTTATCACACCCAACACCATGGAGGCATAAATGACATTCACACCATATCAAAAAGCAGTAGTAGCAGCGAAGGCAGCAGTCATCGAAGCACTTAAGATTGACGAGAAAGAACAGACACTCTCCGAACTATGGAGACATTACATGGGACTACGTGCTATCGAACAACAGAATCAGCACACAGAACTAGATGACAACAAGCCAAATGATTCCATCACCTTTAATGTGAGTGATAACTTTGGGAGTGACCCATTTACAATGGAGAACCCATATATCCCACTAGACTTGGGTGATACTAACGTTGCTGCTGATACAGTGACTGTAGGCACTGGTCTTCTTGGTGGTATGGGTCAGGATCACATCACCTTTTCCTGACATAGGTAAAAATACTTGACAGAAGTTTTATATTTCCTATATAATTATGTTACGTTACTTAACATAAGGAAATGACTTCTTCTCAAAATGTAATAACCGAGGACGGTGGTAGACAGAATATCTACGGTAAGGAGCCACAAATAGAAGTATTAGACAAAGACTACTGGAATGATGCAGAGATGCTCAACGGTAGACTCGCAATGCTTGGTTTCGTTGCAGCAGTAGGTGCATATCTGACGACTGGTCAAATTATACCAGGTATATTATGAGTGAATTCCAAATGGCAATATTATTTCCATTTGTACCACTCGTAGCCTTTCTTATCGTCGAACTTCTCTTGGACATCACAAGTCCAGGAGATGACGATGATGATCAAGGTGGTGGAGGTATAATGACCCCCGTGTACGTTCCATCTTCCCAACCAACCTAATGTATCAACTAGCATTCATCACAACAGTAGCAACATACGTGTATCTTGATCTCGGACAGTATATTCTACAATAAATACTGCAGATTAGAATCTCATCATGTGTGCTTTAGAAATCCGAAAGGGAGATCGATGGGTAAAGCTTAAGAATTATTCCAGGATCTCCGAAAGAAAAGCAGAGTTTTATCTGACATTATGTGATATGATGGTAAAGGTTCGACCCGATGTCCCTGTTATCAGAATAGTACGTCATGATCCCTGAATGGAATTACGAAAAGAATGATCTCGATGCGAGGAAGTTTTGCTTAGGAGCAATTGTCCATGCACATAAGCATAATATTGACAGGAGTGTCTATGAATTCTGTCAATCCTTCGTGGAGTCAGGGAAAGCACGAGAAATTATAGAAAGGGAACTTCCTATGGAGGAAGCGTTCGGACTGATACAGGATGAGTTTGACAAAAGACTTAATAAAAAGTTATACTAAATATCATGAGGTGGTAAGGGCATCGTCAATAAGTCCCCCCGATTGTACATAGGGGCTGAGTATAAGCAGCATACGTACACCCACCTCTTATTACCCCAAACCAAGACCATGGGGATTCCTTAGGGATTAGTCTTATTATACAAGTAAACATCGCACTCATCTTTAAATGACTACACTCCAACAAAGGAGTAGCAGCCCTCTTAAGAATTGGGACGAGTTTTGTGCTTGGGTAACATCAACTGACAACAGAATATATGTTGGTTGGTTTGGAGTTCTAATGATTCCATGCTTACTCGCTGCTACTACTTGTTTCATCATCGCATTTATTGCTGCACCTCCTGTCGATATTGACGGGATTCGTGAACCTGTTGCAGGTTCATTCTTATATGGTAACAACATCATCTCTGGTGCTGTCGTTCCATCTTCTAACGCTATCGGACTACACTTCTATCCCATCTGGGAAGCAGCTACTCTAGACGAGTGGTTGTATAATGGAGGTCCATATCAGTTAGTAATCTTCCACTTCCTTATCGGAATCTCTGCCTACATGGGTAGACAGTGGGAGTTATCATATCGTTTAGGTATGAGACCTTGGATCTGTGTTGCTTATTCAGCACCAGTATCTGCTGCTTTTGCAGTCTTCTTAGTGTATCCTTTCGGACAAGGAAGTTTCTCAGACGGTATGCCGTTAGGTATATCAGGTACGTTTAACTTTATGTTCGTGTTCCAAGCAGAGCATAATATCCTGATGCATCCATTCCATATGGCAGGTGTAGCAGGTATGTTTGGTGGAGCATTGT